TTTTGCAATCTTACCCATAGGTGTTTCAAGTAGTTGTGCCTTACCAATAAAATTTTTCCCTTCTTGTTTTAGAGAAACAATTTTATGAGATACACGATCAAGGTTTACAGTTGGACCATCTGGATGTCCCAACTCACCAAGTGCACGACCTTTTTGAACAAAAGACTCATTATATCTACCAACTTCTTTTGTAAGAGTTTGGCATGGATACATTCTACCATTACGATTTTTGATATCTCCTTGTAAGAAGACACCTTCAATATACATTTTCTTTTTAGCACCTTTACCTTCAGTGATAAATTTGACGCTAGATATTTCTTCCGTAATGAGTTTCATTTTAATTTGTAAATGCGACTATGGTTGCTTTAATTGATCCTGTGCCAGCAAGTGCTGCTCCAATTTCTTTTTCAATAACAAGAGCTGTATTAGCAAATATAGTTAATTCTGATGGAGTAGAACCACCAATAGTAATTTTTTCTGTTGCTCCAGTATTAATTAATCTTACTACTCTTGCACCAGTAATTGCTGAATCTGCAATATTTGGATACTCTTGACTTAAAGGTTTGATAATCATTCTTCTTCCTTTACCTCTGGTTCTTGTTCTACTTCAGTTTCAGTTTCAGTTTCCATTCCACCTTTAGGGTTATATGGTTCTGTTTCAAACATAGAATCAGACACTTCTTTACGAAGAGTCTCTATTTTTTCTGCTGCTTTTGTATATAAAGTATCTTTTATTTCTTGACTAATATCAGATGCTTTAGAATCTTGAGCAATCAAATCGATAATATCGGGCATGAAAATTCATATAGTAATATATTTTATTTATATCTCAGCCAATTTGCTATCCTTATTTAACTGATCGTTAGTAATTGCTGGAGCTGCTGCTTCTTCTGGAGGAGCACCCATTGCCATTACATCTTCCTCAGTTCCAGGTGGTAATGGTTCACCTGTAATTGGGTCAATAGCATCTGGATCTGGAATAATTCCTGCCTTTATTTCCTTTTCAATTTGCTTATCAATTTCTTCTATCTCACTATCAGATTGACGAAGTACTTTTCTACGAACATATTCATTTGAATAATACTTACCAATATATGGTTCAATTGTTGCAAGCGTACCTAAACGCTCATTCATCATTTCAGATTCTTTCAGTTCAGCAAACTGATTATCATATACAAAGTCATATTGAATATGATCGTTAAGTTGTTCCCAATCTTCTGGTGTTATAACATTCTTCAGAATCAATTGAGTTCTGAGCATATCATTGAACATATTTGCAAAACGCTTTCTTAAACGTCCTACAAACTTAGAAAACTTAAGTTCATCTCTTAAAATTTCTGATGAACGTCCTAAATTAAAACCACCATCATTAGCAATTCTAGATTCAGGAACACTAAGTGCTCTATAAAGTTTCTTCTGAAAATACTCAATATCAGCAAGTTCTCCAAGGTTTTGTCCACCTGGAAGTGTAGTGATTTCAGTTCCTCTACCACCTTCTCTACGAGGTAACCAGAAATCTTCCATCATAGACATGAATTTTCTATCATCTCTGACTTCACCAGTGTTAGCATCATATACTAACTTGTTACGGTAACGCATCATAACATCACGAAGATATTGTTCTGCTTTTACCTTTGGAAGATTACCTACATCAATATAGAAAATTCTTCTTTCAGGTGCTCTTGATAATCTATAGATAACAAGACTATCCTCAATCATTCTAAGTTGATTAAGTGCCTTGATTGCTTTATGGAGATATGATAAACAAGTTCCCTTATTTCTATCAAATAAACCAGAGGTTACATAAGTTATTGAATCCTTTGCAATCTTGATTGAACCTTTAGTATTAGATCCACCACCTAACATTCCTGTTGGATAATTTGGTTTTGGAGTGTAAATGTAATATTCTTCAATCTCTGGATAGATATCTTTTTGATTTCCTTTAAATACATTTTGAAGATCTACTCCACCTAACTGTTTGTTCTTGTCTTTCTTTTCCTGACGAACAAACTTCATCTTCATGGGATCAATATATCTGATCTCTTGAATACCATCTTGTGGTTTCTTAGTATCAATTACTTTTAGATAAAATAATCTCCCATCTACATACCAATTTCTAAACATCTCATGGGACTTTTTATCAAAGTCCAACATCTCTTTAATTGATTTAAATTCTTTTCTAATTGTATCTTTTACCTTATCACTGGCATTTACATTAGACAATTCTATTTCTACTGGAGAATCGTATAGATCACTAACAATTGCTTCATTAACAACATCTTCAATCGCACCATCCGCTTCTGGATGAAGTGCCATTTCTCTATATCTTCTTATTAAATCATATTCTGTTTTATATACACCTTCAATATCTACATATTGTCCATAAAAACCAGATTGAATATAATAATCAACCCCGTCCTCGTTTGAAGGAGGAACGGGGGATACCACAGAGGGAGCCTTATCCTGGCTGTCGTCAATAGAGAATCCAAAAAGTTTTGCCATTGTATAATTTTCTTACTTAGCTATTATAGCACTATTTAGCTAATATTTTCACCACCTGCA